GAGAATATATGAAAAAGAGAATGCCGCATCTAGCTGAAGGGGAAATAGATGCCATTGGAAAAGTTTTGGCCTTGAAGAAAAATATACAGGCCGAAAAAAATCTTTCTAAAATGTATGCCAGTCATTTTATCAAAAGCTCTAGCATGAAAAAACAAGCTAGCGGCACAGATATTATGATGGCTTCAGAAAAGAAAAATAAGGAGTAAACTATGTTAAGTTTAATTGGTGCTCTTGTAAGTGCGTTGGCGCATCCTGTTGCTTTAGCCGCAGGACTCGCTGCTGGCTATTTGGCTCCTGGATCGGTCGGCCAAGCGATCGCTTGGGTTAAGTCTAAACTGTAAAATTTAATACTGATGGCGCTGAGTTTAGCTCAGGGTTGGCGTAGAAATACGGACGATCTCATTCCGCAGGTAACTGGGACGGCAGCGCAAATCTATGGGAAGTCGTACGAATGAGGAATTCCTATAGGGCCCATCGGTATTTCGCGCGAGACGGCTCGTCAATCGAAAGGTTGACGGGCCGTTTTATTTTGTGATATAATTATAGTGGGCCGTGATCCCTGGATGGGTGTACGTACTAAAATATAAATTGGGGTTCGACTCCCCCACGGTCCACCATTTTCTTGACTTCGTTTGAATCAGTGATATAGTATTTATGGGCCTGACCAGGTTTCGACTGGGCTCAGACGTAATGTGATGCAAGCCGAGTATGTCAATTGACCTCGTTAAACCTATTGGCAAAACACAAACGACGAAGGTAACTTCGAAGAGCGTATGGCAGCCTAAGTCCCCTCGGGGATTGTTAGGTTGTCGGGGTGCTGAGAACCTGGCAACAGAATCCGACAAAGGGACAACCCTGCGTCCTTTAATTAAAGGGCCGTCGCGTTGAACGGATCAAATCAACGATGGTGGAGGATGCTAGGCATCCCTAGTCGCTCCGACTTTAACAGAGAGAAGCTTGTGGTGCCATGTTATTGATGTCTTCAGGACGCGGGGGGCAGCACCCCGCCAGGTCCACCATTTTTCTTGACTTTGTTTGAAACAGTGATATGATATCGCTGTATGTACCAAGAAGTAAAAGATATCTTTTGTAAATACCAGATCGATGAATGGGAAATCGTCGAACCTACCGACTTTCTTGGAGAAACAATAGTCAAAACTAAAGTCAGAAACGAAGCATTCTTGCAAGAACTTCATAATTTCGTTAATCGGAGAGCAATAGCCTTTGGAATGGAAGGGCCTTACCGGATTATTTGGGAACCTTTATAAACTTATGAGCGATGAATTTTACGTTAGCTATACCAAAAACACTAAAGAGGGTGAACAATTTACCGGTTACCATTATAGAACTGGTTTTACCTCTAGAGAAGAAGCGGAACAGTGGGCCGCTATCAATAAAGACACCATTTATTGGTATCAAATTAGCGAAACAAATCCTCGCAGTAAAAAGTCTAAAATTATGTTTGAGGGATCGTTAGAAGAAGGCTGGACAAAATATGAGGGCACTCTTCGAACACACTATGAAACTGGAATGGAGTGCCTTGGATTAACCCTACAGACGGACGAGCCCCATGGCGGTCCCAATCCTAATTTTGACTCTGAACAGCCAGAAAGTGCATCTAATTTTAAATTCTATGCATCGTACGATGCCCTTCATTTTCTTGAATATGGCAATGTTCTAGAGATTGATGGTACCAAATATGTAATGATCAAAGATAGGGAATTTGCAAAGGCTGACGCTTATAAGTTAAGTTTCTATCCTCAAGGTTTTTCTAGAGAAGAGTTAATTTCTATTTTTATGCCAGAGAATAAGAGGGCTACTTTATATGTTAAAAAGGAAGAAAAATGATTTACGAAGTAGCCAGTGTGGCTATCGATGCGGATGGTAAATGGATCGTTACTTATTTTGGAGATGTACCAGAACAGGGTGGTATAGAGCTAAAACGAGGCCAGCTAACATTTTTTAATGTAGAAGATGCCTGTACTTTTTTGGGACGCGAATTAAAATCTCAAACAGGCGTATATTTAGATTTGATTAAAAAGAATAACAATGATATAAAGTAGGTGGGCCGGTAGCTCAGTTGGGAGAGCGCTAGCTTTGCAAGCTAGAGGTCGTGGGTTCGATCCCCATCCGGTCCACCATTTTGACTTAAGCGGAGGCGCGGAATGAGAAACCCGTGTAAAGGCAGCCCGAAAGTCCGGTGAACCGAGACACTGTCTATAATTTTATAAGAGCTAGCCATGGCCGAACGTAGGGAAATACGTGACAAGCCGGGAGAGACCGGCATATTTTAAAGAGCTATCCTACGTGACCCAGGTAGGAGTCCGAAATATTCGAGGTCGGTTCTTTACGAACCGCATTAGCGATGTGGAGTACGGTCTTCGGACGAGACCGCCATAGAGCACTCGACATGGGTCCACATTTTTATGAAAAAAGTAAAGCTCGCACTTCTACATTTGGGCCCTCGTAAATGCCTCCATAAGAAGTGCAAAGCTCCTTTATTTGTTTCTAGAATAAATAGATTCGGTTTCCGAGTTTCTATGTGCCAAGAACACTGGGAATTTATAGAAATGGTATTAGATTAATAATGAGTTACTATTCTATTTTCATGTTATGTTATTGGTTCGTTGCTCTTTATCAATTGATAGACTGTTTCATGGAATTTACTTATAATAGAGAGAGATACGATTCAGAATTAGATAAGCTCCCAACTGAACTAATTCCCGGAGTAATATTATTTGTTTCACTTTTAAGCAGCATATTTTGGTTGCCAGTATGGATCTGGTGGCTCATTTGGGGTCGAAAAGGAGAATAAATGAAAGCTACGGAACAAGAAATCGAAGACAATTGGAAAAAGTTTTGGGCACCCATTCTTACTAAGGAAGATGGCTCCATTGATATTGAGCAATTGAAGAAAGAATTGTTTGATTTTAGCACCGTAATTAATGAGGTTCCTAAGGTTTATTCGCATATTACTAACAATATGCTCTCATACCCAACCTATGCTGCAGAAACAGTAATTTCTGTATATGAAGAATGCCTAGAAGATTTGATTAAAGAACGCCTTAAAGAAGAATTGAATGGAGAACAAAATGATTGAAGTAAAAAGTTCAAATTTAGCCAAGGTTGGATACGATTCCGCTACAAATACTCTTAAGGTCCTTTTCAAGGATGGACAAGAATATTGGTATAGCAATGTGCCCTCTGAACTTCATGAAAACATGATGAAAGCCGAAAGTATTGGAAAATTCTTTGTGTCTCAAGTCAAGGCGGCAAAGTTTCCATATAAGAAAATTGAGCAAGATACTGTCAAAAAGTGACAGTATGGTGCAAATATGAAATATCTTATAATCATTGCGTTGCTACTTTTATCTGGATGTAAAAAACATCGCTTCGAATATAGCGATGGATATTACGAAGATACCTTCCTTTGTGCCCTATACCCTACTCCATTTTACACCATAGTTACTGCCCACGATAGCGATGATGCTAAGAGAGCCTTTGCGGAATGGCAAGTGCGCCAATATAAACTGCCAGTTGATAATATCGATTGTGTACTTCAAAACCCTAATAATTTTAAATAGATAAATAAAAACGGCCTACGTAACTTTTTATGTTTACATAGGCCGTTTCAGTTTCCGGTGAGCTTTCGCAGCCCGGAGATTCAAGATGAATAGGTTGGCTATGATACCAACAGGACTTTCTAGCTCCGCATCATCGTTGGGAGGCCGAAACCTTTGTCCCATCCCTGACACCTCATCGCCTTGACCACCTGAACGCCACCTGTATCCTGAGCGGGTCTGAGCTTCTCACGCACTCTGGCGTTTACTATTCATAACAGAATATACTGTCGTATTCGGATTTTTCTCATCCGTGTCCCGACTAACACGGCGCATGGCTAGTCCATGCACTAGATCGTTTGGAGAGCGACCCTATACTCTTGCCCTGTGAGTTCCAACTGGGCGACTTATCACCACTTTACCTTCCAGAGGGCAGGTGACGCCCAAGATACGCTCTATCTCAGTCCACACCACCCCCAACCTATGGTCTTTCGACGGGTTGGGGGTGGTGTACGCTTATAGATACCCAGAGCCTCACTATTTAGACTTTTCGCTGAGGTCGTTTCCAGGTATTGTTAAACTGTCTCGTCGTATTTACTGTCATACTGTCCATCCCAAGCATCTGGAGCACTAGCTGGAGCAGAACTTGGGACAAAAATTCTCTTACCTGAACCAGGCGCCCCCAATTGGAAATGAACCCAATCGGGTGTCCATCGTTTATCTTCAAAATATATACCCAATTGTTGCATTAAATCTAAATTCTGCAATACCCAAGACCAAAGAGAGCCGTCTGTATCTGAGATATCTACCGCTAATCCAATCATATGCTTGGATGCCTTGGCGGCCCCCGGAGTCTCCGCATTAATCGAAGGCGGACGCCAACCGGAGTTTACTATCATAGGCTTAGCCCAGATGGTTCTGATTTGATTCATAGGAATCAATAACTTATCTAAATTATCTGAGATTTCTTGAGTATAATCGGTAGGATATTGTGTATCTCTTCCCATCAAAAGTTCAGATTTGGCTAACATATTTGTTGTCCTTTTTAGCGATATATTCTATACTAAGATTGGCTGGGGATTGGCGTAAGCCAACAATGTGACCTGGAAAATGCCGTTCCTTTTGAGGGCCTAATTTGCTGTAGGTCGAGGTGAGGTCAGGGACAGTAGGGAATCGCGGGTAAATACTATGCCCCAGTTAACTTTTGGAGGATGCGTGTTAGTAAAAGTCTGTAATATTCGAGATAATGACTTCAACGAGAAATTCCTAGATTCCGTCATGAACACCGGTTTTGCGGTTATAACGCATCATGGCATTGATTTTGGTCTAATCAAGGAAACCCAGGCTGCCTGGAAAGAATTCTTTAACCAAAAGAGCATGTATAAGGCAGAATTCGTCAATCTCACAGACCCTAACATGGGGTTCAAAGGATTTGGTAGCGAAAGAGCCGTAGGGGCCAATATTGCAGATCTAAAAGAATTTTACCATTATAAGCCTGGGCAAAAGCTTCCCAACGAAGCGGCGGCGGTAACCGAAAAGCTTTTCCATCTTCTCAACGGCCATCTTTCTGGACAAATCTTGCAAGTTTTGGATAGCGTCACTCCTGGCACTCAATATAAGAAGGCGTGTGAAGAGAGCGATAATACTATTCTACGTACTTTGTATTATCCAGCTCTTAAAGATATCAAAGTAGAACCTGGCGCGGTGCGTGGTTCTGCCCATGAAGATATTAATTTCATCACTCTTTTGGTGGCGGCTAGTTCTAGTGGTTTACAGGTACGCGATAACGAAGGTGCTTGGCATGATGTCCCTTTTGAAGAGAATTCTGTAGTCTGCAACATAGGCGATATGTTGCAATTGGCCAGCAATCGTTTATTTAAATCAACGACCCATCGCGTTGTGAATCCAGATGATAGTTCTGTAGATAGGATCTCTATGCCGCTCTTTGTACACCCCCATGGAAGTACGCTATTATCTCCTGGATTCACCGCTAAGCAATATCTTGATGAACGCATTGCCCAAATTTATCAAAAGGTAAAATAATGAGAGGACTCACCGCAAGTCAACTTATCGCATTGCTCATAGAAAATGCTAAGCCTGACGCTTCGATTATTCTCGAGGGGTGTGATTGTGCAGAAAAATGTGTCGGAATAAGTATTGGCCATGAAGTTTATAAAAATTGTATAATCTTAAGGCGTGATGGTGGAGGCGTTTTTGATACGGACGATTTAGAAATTGTCCTTGACAATACGAAGGGATAACGATGAATTTTCCCACGTTATACAAAAAGACCTCAACCGGAGCAATTCAATTCTGGGAGATTTTTACCAATCTGGCTCCCAATGGCGCTGAAATCCGCACAAAGTACGGACAATACGGCACCGATTCTCCGCAATATACCGTAGATTTGATTGCCAAGGGCAAGAATGTTGGAAAGAAAAATGAGACTACCGCCGAACAGCAAGCCGATGCAGAAGCTCAAGCTAAGCATGAAAAACAATTAAAGAAGGGATACGTTACTACTATTGAAGCTGCGCAGTCCGGTGAATTGGACGCGTTGATTGAGGGCGGCATTGAACCTATGTTAGCCTTTACCTTTGAAAAACAAGGTAAAAAGATCAAATATCCTTGTTACGTACAGGGCAAACTTGATGGCATCAGATTACTAGCCATTGTTAAAAATGGCAAATGTACCTTGTGGTCCCGCACCAGAAAGCCTGTCTATTCCCTACCCCATATAGTAGCCGAAATTGAAAAGCACTTTAAGGCCGATATCGTTTTGGACGGGGAAGCTTACAATCATCAATTTAAGAATAATTTTGAACACATAGTGCATTTAGTAAGACAAGAAGAGCCAGATGATGAGCACACGGATGTCGAATACCATATTTACGATATGGTTAGCGATGAAACTTTTAAAGAACGATTCGCACATCTTAAGAAATGCTTTACCGTAGGCAATCCTAAATTTCAATATTTGAAATTGGTTGATACCCATATTGTAGAAGAGGAAGATCGGGTCGCAGATTGGTTTTCTGAATTTACAAAACAGGGATATGAAGGTGCGATGCTTCGTAATGCCGAAGGACTTTATGTTAATAAACGTTCTGCCGATTTAATTAAAGTAAAAGAAATGAAAGATGAGGAATTCGAAATACTTGGAGTAGAAGAGGGCCGTGGTAAACTCGCTGGGCATGTAGGTGCCTTTAGATGCAAGACCAAAGATGGGCTAGAGTTTTTGGCAAAAATGTCTGGAGATACAGAAAAACTCAGAGATTACCTTAAAAATCCCAGCCTGTGGGAAGGGAAATTGTTGACCGTCAAATTTCAAGATTATACCTCTTATGGGGTACCTCGATTTCCCGTGGGCGTCGCTATCAGGGATTACGAATGATTTTCAATTTAAGCGGATTACAACAATTTCTAGCCGATAATGGCATTTTTGCCACTGTTTATGATAGTTATATGGACCATTCCATTCCTCACGGTACTATTGTAATTGAGACTGTGGTAGACGAAAATACAGTAATGTCTGTAATAGGTAACTGTATTCCGATGGGAGTAGATATAATTGTTCGCAACCCTGACCCACATCCCGACAGCTATCGTTACATGATAAATTATGATTGGATTGAGCCTAAATCTTGCATTTGCTTTGGTCCGCCGGCTAAGGATTGCCCAGTTCACGGGAGTAATCATGGCTAAGATAATTGGAAGTGTAAATGGACAAATGGATATTAAACGCTTCCACCTCCCTGGTGTAAAAATTGAGGATAATTGTCCTGACTGTCTAAAACCTATACATTGGAATGGCGATTCTGACTATCTAGGCTATCCTAAACTCAATTCGCCTGTAGATTTTTATTTTAATTGCACGGATTGTGGTAAAAGCTGGACAGTTCAAGGAAGTCTTGCCATCTCTATAAACCTATGATAAGTTAAAGTTTGGGGCGTATCCCCTCACTCTTATAAGGTGTAGAAAGGGTAATTAGTACACGTAGGTGCAATTCCTACCGCCCCAACCATTTTAAAGCTATGATATACTATAGTTAAGACTTTGATTTTGGGTCGGTATTCCTAATTCGTGCCTAGAGCCGTAGAGGTAACTCCTTCCCGAAAACCTGGTGTCGGCGCGATAGATGTAGGCCGCTTATGTGGCCACTGACCCAACAGCAAGAAAATGACTCTTAAGCAATGGGCTCTCACCCGAATGTTGATTTAGCCTAGGGGCACCAGGAACTTTTTATTTGGGCTTCATGTGGGCAACCGCATGCGGTGGGCCTTTCATCTCACTCGACCAAAATATTACCTCCTTGGGTAGCCCATTAGTTTTATGGAATATTGGAAAGAAAAAATGACTTGTTTCTTTGTTGGACACTGGATTGGTAAGGTAGGACTCTTCATTCAAAATGAAGATGGCAGTACCACTGAAAAACCAGGATGTCTTAGATGTAGAAAAGTTTTTTGAATCAGATATGAAAGGGTTCCACGGCGGATTAATCTAGGCGATGTCTAGACCCTCTTTCAGACCTGCACGGTGATGCCACGTGGCGATGTGGCTAAGGACGTGCCTGAAACGGGCCTGAAATCGGTAACGCGCCGAAGGATGGTCCGTGTAGGTTTAAAGTTAGCAGGGGAGTGATTCTTACCAGCCCGTTTGATTCGGATGCCGGGTGAGATGCCGGGCTGCTAATTCGTTTTGGTAGGGGCGTCGAACTCACAATGCGGTGAGGGAAAGCACGGGTCACTCGTGGCCTGCGGGAATATGCTAACGAGGTCTGGCTGGGAACTTTGATTGCAATCATCGTAACCCGAGATACGCAGTGCCCCGCGTCGGAATTAAGCAGCCGATCTACCAATTAATTTCAGTCACGTAATTGAACGCCACTGTTCTGTGGCGCAGATGAAAAGATCGGGTAGAGCACGTGACGATAACCCGATCACTCTTACCTGTGTATGTTGACAGGTTTGGCGGCGGCGCGGGAAGCTGTATACGGGGCCATTAGCTATTAAGGCTATCCGTCTAGAGACGCGCAAGAGAGAAAACTCTGCTCACACCAACTCTAACGTGGAGAAGGGTCAGACAAGTGAGATGGCCGGATTCGCGCCCGGCCCGCCATTTTATTATTTAAAATAAGGAATATATGCTATCTAAAATATGGATTGCTATTAAGATGTTGGGAGTATTTTTAGTACTTTTCTTAGTGCTTGGTCTATTGTTTCAAGGCATGTTAACACTTAAATGCTTAAGTGAGCAACCTGGTACACAAGTAGTTATCGGTGGCAATTCTGTTAGATGCCCCTAATCAAATTATTTATTGTACCACTTAACAAAGATGGGAATCGAAAAACCTTGAAATATTATCAAACCCACCATTAAAAATGGCGAATGGTATCTGGTCGCTATAGAAAAATCTGCTAGCATTAATGCAGCCCACGTCAACATAACCGTATTTTTAGATATATAACGAGCAGAATTGGGCATAATTTATGCCGCCCTTTGAGCTAAATAGGCGTCAAAGCCTTCTTCTTTATATTTAATATTTCCAGCTTTATCGAAACCGAATCCACGGGACAAATAAACCAAAGTGCAGCGACAATGAGGGTGTAATCCAAATGCGGAGGGAGCGTCTTCGCCGCGTTTATGGTACGACTGCTTCAGCTCTGATAGTTTCCAAATGCGCGGGGTAACCTGGTCTGGCATTAGATGCAAACGAATGCATTCCTTGCATGTTACGTTGTCTTTAATTACTACAAAAAATACAGACGGATCTTCATCACCTATGGATGCGGATACTGCAGTAATGTCCATCATTGTGCCCAAATTGCGTAATTTGGTACTTTCATATTCAGCAATGGCTTCTAAATTGCTTTTAGCCTTTTTAAATTCTTCATTTACAATAGCGTCTATTTCTTCTTTTTCTATTTTACGCTTTTGAAGTTTTGATTCCCTAGCCAATCCATCTAATCTCTCTGTGATGTTGGACATAGTTTTATGTTTTAAAGATTCAATATGCCCATGGGAAGTAGTGAGCAAACTCTTTAGGACACCCCTTTCAATGGAATTAGGGGTTTTATTTTTCATTGCCTGGACAAATAAATTGGCCAGGCCGAGATTAGGAGAGGCAGAAATAACAAGTCTTTTCTTGTCTTGAAGTTTAGGAATATCGCCTATAAGCTGTAAGGCGATATTATCAAAGATATCCTCTACAATCTTATTGAGAGATTCTTTTCCTATAGAGGAGATCCCGTACATTGATTACTCCTTGTTTAAGAGTCCTTCAATGTTTAATAGATTTTCTATACTATTTTTAGCTTTATTCTCTTCATCATTCCAAGCTTTCATGATGTCAGTAACTATTTTATGTTGCATGGAGACCGATTTTTTAGCATTGTCATTCAAATTATGAGATGCCTGAACTCCAATCTTGAAAGCGGGTTTATGAAGTGATTTTACAATTCCATCAATGGCAGCTTGTGATTTTTTCATTTCTATAGCTTGCTTTTCTGCTTTACGAAGAGAAAGAATGGCATTTAAACTCTTCTGAACTTCTGGGTCTTTGTCGGCCCCCAACATACTTTCTAGTTTACCAATATGTTGGTCTAGTTCAGAACCATTTTGCTCTGAATGAATGTCCCCTGGTTCACCAGAATTCTCTTGGGCTTTAGTCTCGGAAGCAGCCTGTGAAGGATCGGTTGGATTACTTCCAGGAACAGAATTGGCATGTGTCATTTGAGCCTTTTCTTCATTCATTTGAGCTTCTCTATCTAGGGATTGTTGTTGCTGTGCTTGTTGTCCGCCAGCTTCAAAACCCAAACGAAAAGAGGCATCAAGATCACTAATGTATTTGGATCGTAATTCTAGGTATTTCTTTTTGTAATCTGGACCTTGCATATGTCACCTTATTAAATTATTCTTTCTCTTCATCTAGAGAATCTTGTACTAACATCTTTAGGATGTCCATTGAGTATGGCCTAGGCGCAAAAAAAGCTTGAGCAGCTAAAGGATTAGTTTGAGTTAACAATTGAAAGTTCTGGAGCCAGAACGGATCGCGTTTATATCTAAGAAGCGGATCTACTGCAGCGCCACAGTCTCCAAAGAATGTTCCTATTACTTCCCCTACATTTTTATACTTATCCAAAATCAATTGGTATCGTTCATTAAAAGGAACGGCGCCTCCCATGATTTTGCCAACTTGTTCTTTATCTACCTGATGCAATACTTCATCATAACTCATGAAGGTAGACATGTCTTGTTGAAGCCTGGTAGATTCTTGTTCCTTAGACTGAGCATCTAGGCCACAGAACTTAATTTCACAAATTTTAGACAGTAAAGGATCTATTAATGGAAATAAAAACTGATTAAAGAAAGTCTGAAGTTTTAAAAGAAGCGGACGAAGACCTGTATCGCGTGCTGCAGTAAGCTTGAACTCATTATTACTTTCTGAAAGAGTTTGACTGTTTGTGCCACGGGATAAATGACTATACCCAGGAAGTTCGTCTGGAGAAATACTGAAAGCTGACATAATATTTCTCGCAATTTGATCATACATGAATTGAAACGCATCGTCGTGTAGTCCTTCCCCGCTGAATGGTAGCCAGTCAACACTATCATCTTTACCCATACCGAAGATAGGGGTTCTGAAGCTATTTGCTACGTTATTGACAGAAGCATTGAACTGTAGTTTAATACCGTTAAGAACTGCTTCGTCAACTTCATCAGATTTAATAACTAACATGCCGCGAGTGGCACGGCCGTTCTGGAAATAAAGTTTTTTGTATGCATCTATGGAAATGTGGGTGGTTACAGAACTAATAACAGTATCTAGGGGTGATACTGGATATCCGTTCATTTCTATATCAGTGCAAGGGAACATATTGTAAACTATCATTTCCCTATGCGTGAACGCCTGTCTAGGTGTGCCATCAATAACTTGGAGCCAAGCATACTGATCTTCTTTCAGCTTCTGCATGTCGATCTTTGGCTTTTCCCCAGTAATACTTTCTAGCATGCGCATAGCAGTTTCACGCAGGTTATTGCCTACATACTCGCCCTTACGGACGCAACGATACATGGTAGCGACATCGATTGGACGAAAACGATGGAACGGGAAATTACCATCTTCATCTGGTTCAGTATCTCTTTCGTAAACTATTTCAGTTCCAAATCGACCGAAATTCATCCCGTTTTGCATTTGGACGTCAAGATATTGAGAAAGAGTGAGCTGATCTTGGGACTCAAGCCCTGCAGTGTGTCCACAATTCAAAAATAATTGTTCGGTTTTTTTAACACGTTCCATTACTTTTTGATATTGTTCAGGGGTAAGAATTTCATAAAATTCTTTTTTAATTGCTACTTCAAATCCAGTATCAAATCTGTCTTTTCTTTGATGTCCAAACAGACTGAACATACTGCCGCGAGCACGCAAAATGGCGGCGACCAAATGATCTTGCAATCGAATTTGCTTAAGAACTTCGTCTGGCAACAGTCTTCGTTTAGATTTATATAGGCCAAGATAATTATCTGTAGGTGCAGGATTTTCTGTGAATGCTAAACGAGGAGCCTTCTTGTTTGCGCTTCCAGTAGCTTGTTGTAATGCGTACATCAGTGGAGATTGTACGTTCACACTAGCACCATATGGAATGGGCGCGGATTTCTCCAAATCTTCTCCTGGAGCTGCGCCCATGGTGAATATAGGAGACTGGGGTGGTTTAGGAGTATCGTTCATATATCCTTAGTTATATCACTATTCCACTGACGCCAAATACAATTGCGCTGTATCTTGGCTAACATTGGTTACCGTCATAGAATAAATAGTGGACATTCGAAGAAAGATACCTGGTTGTCGTACACATTGACAATTAGCTAAAGGATCGATTTCATTGCCACCCTGACCATTGATAACCATGGTAACTTTTTGATTTGATTCAAGATATACTAAAGATTGTGCGTCATAATAAAATGCAATTGCTTCTGTTAAAATAGGCCCTTCAACTGGCAAGACAGCGGTAGAAGAAAATTGTACCCACATATCGGTAACCGCAGTAACAGTATAGGCGCCACGCGTTACGGGAGAGAAACCGCCAGTAATTAAAAGAGTATCGCCGGCCTGTACCCCTAGAGCACTAAAAATGTCTATTTGTGAAGCAAATCCAGCACCTAGCGTATATGGACCTTCCGCAACCCCAAACGCATTTACAACACTAAAGCTGGTAGCTGTAAATGAGATAATTTGAAATTGTCCCTGATTGGCGAGATTGAAAAGATTGCCTATTTGTACAAAATCCCCAACTTGAACGCCACCGCCCGTTAAATTGAACGGGGTACCACCGGTAGAGGTAAATGTGAGAACAGTACCGTTTAGGGTAGCTGTGACCTGCGTAGTGGCATCTGCACCGCTAGCCCGACTGGTTCTAAAGCCAGGGTTAGTTCCGCCGCTCCAGGTGAGCTGATAAGTCGTATTTTGGCCTGCAATAGGAGCCAAGGCAATCGAATATTCCGTGGTACCATCTTGTGTTAGCACTCTTGTGCCGTTGAAGAGAGTTCTAGTTTCTCCAGGGGCCAAAGAGAACTGAATGCTAGTTGGATTAGATATTGCTAAACTATTGGTTTCTCGAGTCCACCTAAAAGCAGATCTGGAAGGAGCATTGGAGGGATTTTGATCAGCATATGCGTTCAAATATATTAAGAAATTTAGTCGATCTGACATCTTTGGCCTCTTTGAGATATAACTTAGTATTAAGATTGCTTTAAAGACATATTTTTACATAAATTAATAATAAAATTAATAAGTTAGCTCGTGAAAAAAAATCCACCCTTCTTGTTAGTCGATATAGTAATAGGTCCAGACCCTACCAGTTCTGCTATTTTTGCTTTCATCTGAGATTCATGTTGCGAGGCTACTGCTGCCTTAGCACGTGCCTCCGGGTCGTTGTGATCTATCTTTTGGCCGTTAATATCGATCCACGTATGCTCTGGCTTCTGAGGGCCTTTCACAGGGAAAACATTCTGTCCTATATAACGCAAGGAGTCACAAATATCTGCTATACCACGGGCATCGTCGGGAGTTAAAGTTACATTACCTTGGCCATCCAATACGAATCTGTGTCTGGTTATCGCAGAAATTGCCTTTTTATTGCTTTCATTGGCGATTACTTTAAATTTTCTTATGCCATTGCCAGAAACTATCTTAGAACGTAATGCTTCGATGCCACCCAGAACATCTTTTGTAAATTTAGGACATACCATTCCATTTTTTCTAAAAGATTTAATATGCGAGGGCATGGCTTGATCCGCATACCATTTATGGATTCTATACTTATCTCGAAAAGATTTAGCAACTTCTAGTTGATCTGCGAATTCCATACCAGGAGCAGCGTAAGTCTCCATCAACCAGATCTCTCCATTTGGCAATAAAGCGGCTATACATATAACGAAATCATGTGTATAACCAAAATCTACACCAGCATAAAATAAAACTCCTGCTTTTTTCATTTCATTAAGCAATGTAAGTTCTGTTACCGCCTGATTAGTAGGCCCCATAAAACTTTCAAATGCTTCTTTTAATGTAATTACGTTACCTTTTGTAGGACTAAATCTTGGATATACCAATCCAGTAGATCCTGGTTTCCAGCACATAAGTTGTGCTTCCGCCGAATCTGGATCGTTTTCTAGAAATGATTGAATGACAGTGGTAATTGGTTTATAAAACCCACCGGTTGCCTCTGGCGGCTTACTGGCCAATCTCATTTTGCATACCGGGAGAATGGGACATTTAATGCATCCTTCGTGTGCGTCTTTTACTAAATCCCATTTGAGCTTTTCTATTTCCGGCAGCATAACGTGTTCTTCGGGAGACATTCTAAGAAGAGGTAAATTTTTACCGACGTAAATATCCTGTTTCGGACCGTTCGGTAAATGCCTAGTTTCTGGACATCGCTCAGTGACGTCAATAATATTCCAGTTCAAAATCTTGTAATTCATGGAGGGGGCTTGTTCAATAGCCTGTGCCATATTACCGAATGCATATTTACGAGTCGACAGGTAAACCTTTACTCCATAAATACCTTTACTATAACTGACGATGTATTTACCTTCTTTCAGAGCAGCACCGTCAGCCAAATCCAATTCATCAAGGAATAAAGCGTTAGCGTGCAAACTATTCATACCTTTTGGGGTACAAATGACAATTTTTATGAAAGGTCTCTTCTTTTGTGGGGTTTTGAATTTAAACAGGCGTTTATTTTGTGTGATGTTTTCCCAGCCAGCTTCTAACATAAGCGGTTCTACTGCATTTAGGAAACTATCAATGTAACCTAAGCCAACGGCAGCCTGATCTTCTGTGGCCGCAGCGTGACCAATGTCCAATTGAAAATGAAGCAATAAGAGAGTCTCTAAAATAGCAGTAGAGACAGTTTTCATGCCTTCACGGCAACTCATCATCACATATCCGGGATTTTTATCTCCAGAATTGTCTCTGAAAGTTTTATACACTTGCCATATGGCGTCTAGGGGACTAGAGGTGCTGTCTGGATCTATTACTTCGAGAGGAAGCTTAAGGTCGAGGAAAACAAACGCCCAATTTTTGACATCTTCGGCCGAATTTAATGGTCTAAATAGTTCTTTAGCGTATTCTATTTTTTCCGATTCGTTTAACTCGCTGAAATTCATCTAAGGTTATCCCAAAACTACACCGTTTACACTTTTTATGCGTATAACGAGTAGGTGTAAAACTAGCCCATCTATCTTTTGCCACAAAAATATAAATTTTATATTTATGAAAACCTAAATGACAGGCAAAAAATCCAATAAACCATCTTAATAATTGCATTAATTAAGATTGGCTCAGGCGCGATTGTTGGCCTCGTTAACAAACTGATTTGGATCTTCCGTAGCTCGCATGTATTCTGAATCTGCACGTGCTTCGGAGCGCTCAAAAACATCATCTCTGGGATAACAAACGAGTCCTCCGCATGTTCCTAGAACAGAAGCAATGCTTACCGCATTACTAAGCGATTCTGCCACCGCCTTAGTGGCATCAAAAACACCAACCTCTTCTGCTTTGCCATATTTTTGATTTTCTACATCATAAACTACATCGGGAGACTCTATAAGTCTACTAATTACATTTTCAATTTCATCGGAATTGTAACCCGCATTATCTAGTAATTTTTCAGGAAGAGCTAGTAGTGAAGGCGCCAATACATCCCTGATAGGATTTCCTTCCGAATATTCTTGCAGCAGCTTAACGGCCAAGTCAATAGCTAGCCTACATCCGCCCGGAACCGCCCCGTGAGCAATGGCCGATCTAACTGCACACACGGCGTCTTCGCATCGATCGTGAGCTTCCTTGAGTTCACCATTGGAACCACCGTATATGGTGAGCTTTGCAATGCCATTGGTAATTTTGCCCAGACGTTCATCGAGAAGAATTTTTTCTGCCTGACTTTCTGCATTCAATTTCATAGTTTTTAATTCTTCTGCTCTCACCTCAACATTCACTGGTTCTGGGTTTCCAATAACCGTAGAACGAAATCGATATGCTTCGAAGCTATCCATTCCACGACCCAAATCGTCTAGGGTTGCAGTATTTATCTGGTCTTTTAGGCCAAAAACTTTAGCTCCAGTAAATGCACCAAGATCGTATAAAAAATGGGTTTCACTATTTAGAAATTGTGCCCTAAAAGTAATCATCGGAAGCACATTCATTGTATTTGGATTAGAAAAATTAAATGCTAATTGCGTGAGAACATTTTCACTAAATCCATGGGCTACAATAACAAGATTTTTGTAATCACTGTTCCCTTCTTCAATATATTTCTTGCCCAATGCCTCCATAAGTGGCATAAATGCAATTAAGTCGTTTACATTGCCATCATAGAGGAGAAATAGCGGCTTTTCTAGATAACATCTTTGATTAGCCTGATCATTAATAAATGCAGTATGTAATTTGCCAATCGATTCCTCAAATCCAACTGGAATTGGGAAACCATCAATTCTTTCTACTTCGTAATGTTTTTTTCCACTTAGTTCACGAATAGTTACATGTGACGCGTCTCCGTACCCTATCTCTTCGAATGCCTTTATAACCGCATCCGCCATGTCAGAATCGCCGTTGGCGCTGATCTGTGCCACCATCTTCAGAATGTCTTTGTTGTCCTCATCTACCGGAATGCTTCTAGAATGGATATAGGGAAGTAATATTTGCTCAGTTACTTTAGTAATTTCTCGTGCAGCTTTTTGAGGACTATATTTTGGATTTTTTTCACAAAATTCAAATAGATTCTTTATAATATTATACGCTAGAAGTGTAGCGGTAGTAGTTCCATCACCGGCTTCGGTTGCCGTACGCTGTGCGGTATCACGTGCCGATTCGATAATGAGATGTTCATAGGGATCTCGTGCGCCTAAAGATTTGAAAATGGTCACTCCGTCTTTAGTAAGTTTGTTTGGAAGACCTGGGTAGTCAGATTCGATCAATGTCACCTTACCTCCGGGGCCAAGGGACGATCCCACAATGTCAGATACTCTTTGCATAGTGCTAAGTACCTTATTTTTAAGAAATTCTTTGTTGCATTCAAACATTTTGGATGAATCTTTAGCTTTTCGATGGGCCACAATTATCTCCTAGATTGCATTTATCTTTCCCTTGATATATCATATGTTAGTGGACTATAGTATATTCAAAGTTGGAGATAAAGTGATATGTACCCGTGTACACGATTTCATCGGTAGCGGTTGTCCGTCTGAAGAATCAATTCCGGGATGTGAGAATTTAATACCCATAATAGGTAAAATTTATACGGTATCACAAATCCACATATGTTTTATAGCGTTAGAGGAAATTCCAGGTTGGACCTGGTGTAATGTGGAATTTCAGCATATATTAGAAGAAATGCCAGAGTATACAAACTTTTGGGACAGCGTGGCAGAATGAAAAATTCAATATATGATGACATCAGAGACGGCCTTAATTCAAATTTTCCTCTATGTTGTATTGTCTATTTTTTAGTCAGATGTAAAATATCTAGTCGTACCGGTTATTTTCTGCGTGGTTTTCACGAGAGTGGTAAGGGACGACACATATTTTGCCCATTTCATATGTTTAGAAAGATAAAACCTTATTATAATTGTCCAAATAATGCTTGCAATTTATATGATCCAAATTATCACGGTATTGCTGTAAATTTGAAACATTTTCAATGGATGCAGTATGGAAAGAAACTTTGCAACAAATGTGGTGGCAAAATGAAAAAACGCATTTACGCAAAGTTAACGAAATGAAAATTACCACTATACATCCTTCCAAAGCTATAGTCGAAGCTAACTATGAAGAGTTGGCAATTCTGAAACAGAAATTAACCTATACTAATACTGCCGTTGTCCATGATACAAAGCGTCACTATAACAATTTCTGGATGCGCAGCAAAAATCCAGAGAAATGGCAAACAACCCTAGATGAACTTAAAAAACGTGCCAAGCGGACATTGGTATTCGAGGATAATGGTCAGGTTTGGATTAGGCCAGGAAACATTCCCTATTTATCGTCACTAAATCCAATTAGTGACAATAATTTGACATATCCAGTCCCGAAAAAGGTGGCGTGGAAGAAGATGCTACCGTTCAAGCTTCATCCATATCAGGAAGAAAGCTGGAAGCGCTTGTTAGAAATAAAACATGGAAATGTTGAACTCTGCACGGGCGCTGGTAAATCGGCGATTATATTACAGATTTGTAGAGAAACTGGATTTAGATCGGCAATTATAGCTCCCTCAAAAAGTATCTTCAATGAACTACTGGAAAAATTCGAACATCATTTTGGTAAAAACATGGTTGGTAGATTTGGGGATGGGAAGAAAGTGCTCGGAAAGCGCTTCACCATTTGTATTAGCGATTCCATAACCAATATTAAGCCTGACACCGAAGAATGGGACTTCTTTTCTTCATTAGAATGTATGTTAGTAGATGAGTCCCACACCTTTGGAGCAGAGACCTTGGAGGACATATGCTACGGCGTTTTATCTGACATCCCCTATCGTTTCTTCTTCTCGGGCACCCAGACACGTGGAGATGGTGGAGTAACGCTGTTACAATCGATTATTGGCCAAACCGTACATACTTTAACAACGAAACAGGCCGTGGAGGGTGGCTATATCTGTCCACACGAATATCGCATCGTGTCAATTGAATCTTCCAATCCTAATTTCAATGATTCTGATGCCCTGGCTATGAAAAGGGCGCACTTTTTGAAAAATCGCAATATATGCGCTTTTGTAGCTAAATTGGCTAATGCAGAAGCGACGACCAGGCGACGACAAACTCTTGTTTTAGTTGAAGAATTAGAACAAATTGCTATGCTTCTCCCCCTATTGAAAGTGCCGACCGCTATTGCCCACAGCGAGAAGAAACCGCAAAGGCTATTGGAGCTTGGTATACCTAAAGTGGATACTACAGAAAGCGTTGATCTGTTTAATCAAAGCAAGGCGATGATACTTATCGGTACTAGTTGTATTGCAACCGGTACCAACATATATCCCGTCCATAACTGCATTAACTGGGCCGGAGGAGCCTCAATTATCAAAACAAAACAGGGGGCCGTAGGACGCTCTGTACGTCTAGATACTCAAAATCCTTACCATAACCTGTGCGAGCCAAAGCCCAAAGCCATTATCTGGGACTTTAATGTATTCGATATTCCGATCATGGTTCGTCACCTAGAAGAACGCTTATTGTGTTACGCTGATTCTGGTTCTGAAATTAGACAGATTAAATTGCCCAAATAAATCCCTATGATATACATAGGAATATGGGAAAGTCCAACAAACGTTTTGAATTTGATAGTAGTTTTTATGTCCTGGCTGGCGAAATTACTAGGGCCCTAGAAGAAAATAAAAAAGACGGTACTACTCAACAAGAACAAGTTGAAGAGTTGCTGGATGCTGAGAACAAATTCAAATTACACATAATGAAATACAAAGCTTCTACTTGGGTTTACGAGGCTTTTTGGCAGAAAGTGTGTATTGAAAATAAAAATATTTTAAGTGCGCGTCCATATTTTCGTGAATCGGCCATCACATTTAGTAAAAAAATTACCCCCGCCATTAAAGCTACAGATATTGAGACGTTAAAAACATTTAATGTTAATTATCAACTTATTAAATTTATAAAAGATAACTGGAAAGGTAAATGGGATGATAAAATGGAAAAACTTTTCCAGCGCGTATTTGTAGCGCGTACAAAACTTATTCAGAATAACATGCCCTTAGCTGTTAATCGTGCAAAACTTTTTTATAGAAAAACTCCAAAAAGTCATTTAACTCTTATAGACATGATTGGCATTTGCGCCATGGGGTTGGCTGCGGGTGTTGACAAATGGAATGGTCCCTATTCTCCTGTATTTCGCTCAGTTTGCATCGGCCGTATGGTTGGAAACCTCATAGACTCATATTCAGAAACGATGCTTCATTTTTACCCCAGTGACAAAAGGATATTGTATAAAGCACATACTTTACGTAGTCGTAAAAGTATTGATGATGTAAAAGAGCTTACTGAAGCCGTAAAAGATGCCTTTAAAGAAGATGCTAAAGAAGGCAAGAGCATTCCTAAAAATAAGATCGACGTGGGCGAACTTAGTTCATTAATGCAAGCAGCCAGCATTGTTAGTGCGGATGCCACAGTAAATGACGAAGGTTTTGGTGTTTATAGCTTCACAGTAGATGAGAAACAAGATATTGAACAGGAATATGTAGACAAAGAAGCTACCGACAAAATGTTGGAATTAGCAAAAAAGCTTCCCGTGTTATATAGAAAAGTATTGCGTTTAAAAGGCGTCAAGATATAATGGAGATACTATGAAACTTGGTGAAATTGACGACTGTTTAATCTACCTTAACGCCACTTCTTCTCTTAACAATCGATTGATTGTTGAGAAGTATGTAAAGGGCGAAATTCGTGCTAAAGAACGAAATGGTTTTGCCTTAATTGATCAGAAAACCCAAGTTAAAGGGCTAAAAATTCTAGCAGACGCTATTTTGAATAACAATGTTTTGATTCGTAAGGGTTCCACTGCCTATATTAAGGAAGAGGCGCTTCACACTGCTGCTTGGGCACAAAAAGCCCTAGAATCTGATGCTATTTCTGTTCCTTTCCTAATTGTTGATTTGTCCCAAGTAGAGTTCATTAAACCCCATAAAGTTGGGTCGGAGAATGACTAAAGTTTGTACCAAATGTAGTAAAGCTAAATTGTTGAATGAATTTAATAAAGATAGAACTAAATCTGATGGATTTTATTCTAGTTGCAGGCTGTGTAACTCTAATAGAAAATCATATTTTGATAATCGAAAAAAGCTTAAAGCAGAATATGATAGTAATATTTATGAAATTCAAAAGGATGAAAAGAAAATCTACTCTAAGGCCTATTATCAAAATAACAAGAAACGTGTAAATGCTTATTATGTAGAAAAAGGAAAGACTGATATCAATTTCAAGCTAAAAAGTATTCTTAGAAAAAGAATAGCAAAGTTGGTATCCGGTCATACCAAGGCTGGTTCTGCAGTATCCGATCTAGGTTGTACTGTCAGTGAATTCAAATCATATTTAGAGTCCTTATTTAAATCTGGCATGAGCTGGAGCAATTATGGGTTTGGCTCAGGCAAATGGCAGATTGATCACATAGAAGCGCTAATGTTTTTCAATTTACAAAACCGAAAAGAGTTTTTGAAGGCTGCTAATTATAAAAATTTGCAACCCATTTGGCACGAAGAACATTTGACTAAAACCAAAAAGGATTTAAAAAAATACCATGCTAATCCTTAGGTTGGGCGATCCACATGTTAAGGTATTCAACATTGAAGAGTCAGAAAAACTTTTATCTTTTGTGTTAGAAAAAGCACTTGAATACAAAGTAGACTGTATAGAAATCCTTGGAGATTTGACACATACACATGCGATTGTTAGATTAGAAGTGCAAGAATTTTGGACTAAGTGGCTTAAAACTTTAGGTAATTCTTTTCATACTCGTGTATTGGTTGGAAACCATGATTTAAGTGGCAATTATAGTTCTAAATTCTCTTCTCTTAGCACCTTTGCGTTCTTAGAACGTACAATGCTAAACATTATAGAAAAGCCTACGCAGGCAGGAATTTTTGGCTATTTACCATACATTCACGACCACAAAACTTTTATTGATTCAGCAATAGCTTTGGCCGACAAGGGCGCCAAAGTTTTAGTCTGCCATCAGACATTACAGGGCTCCAGATACGAGAGCGGTTTCTATGCTGCGGACGGAGTCCCTACCGGCGACTGGGCTGCCAGATTTACCCACATTATCTCTGGACATATCCATTCAGAACAGACCTTCGAAAATGTCATTTATCCTGGCACCGCAAGATGGGATAGCGTGGTGGACGCAAATATGCGGAAGGGTATATGGATTTATGAACACGACGATGCCAGCGGGCAAATTTTAAATTCAGAGTTCATCTCTACTGAGAATGTATGTAGCCCCCTGCGCTCCATTACTTGGCGTGAAGGCGAAGAAGGCCCCAAACCATGGGGAGATAATGATAGAGTTACGCTAGAACTCATTGGCTCTTCTGAATGGATTAATAAGCAAAAACAATCATTTAAAGGAAAAGCAAGCTTTAAGACTAAAATAACGGACTCTGCCAAACTAACCAATAGAAAGCCTGGAAAAAATTTCATGGATTTTCTAAACGGCGTATTCTCCACTACCATGGATAGGCATGAATTAGAGAAAAAGGCTAAGGAGTTAGGTCTTGTCTAAAGAGCACGAAATTCGAGATATGGCTAAACTCTCTATTTTAGAGAATAAGCTCAATGACATACAGCTTAAGAATCTCAAAATGTTCCCATTGGTGTTCTTTAATGGCGTTTCTAAAGCAGAAATCGATTATGACTTTTCAATCAGCCAGCCCAGTGTGGACTTTGAAATTGAACATGAAAAGGTCCTAGATGACAAGAAGCCAAATAAACTTAATGCGAAGTATAGTTTTGATAGACCAACCCATCAAAGCATGGTAGAATACAGATTGGTTATCGATGAAACGCAAGACAATGATTATCTTGAAAATCGTTTTTTAGCGTTAGAAACCGCAGTGCACAACTTATTTTGGAAAGAAGTACGAATAGTCGTTTTGTTTAATGGCAAAAAGGTTTACGAAACTAAAAATGGATAATCTTCCAGTAGTTAAAATAAGTACTGATATGACTGCATCAGAAGTCAAGAAAGTACAGAAGTTTATAGAGGACGGATTGCCTGGTATTGCAGAAGTAACGGTAAACGATATTAATAAAATGCTCGATATGTATTTAACCGGTAGTAGTTATTCTCAAATATCAGATGCCATGCGTATCCGTAAGGTTTTCGTTCTCTATTTAGCATATAAGGCTAATTGGGAGACCATTAGAGAAGAATATATCAATGAAATACAAGAAGGGATCAAAAATAGATTGGTTAATGTCAAATTAAGAGCACAAGAGTTTATGATTTTGGCAGGCCAGGCTTATCAGCAAAAACTTAGTGCTCATTTTTTGAAATATCTTTCTACCGGCAACATAGAAGAAATTAATACGGTAAGTGCAAAAGAAATGCTTTTAGTCATGAAAATTATTGAAATGAATAATCATTTAGATAGCGAAGGAAAAGATAGAAATGGTAAGGTACCCCCTATAGGATTGCACCCCGGTAATACTGGTATTTTAGTTGAACGTACTGGAGAAAACTCTTTTTCTGTCACCCCCAAGGATGGCAGTGAAAATGTAGGCAGTCTTCTAAAACGTTTAGCAGATGAAAAACGTGCTAAAGAAAAAAACATACAAGAAATTAAAAAGGAGTCCCCTAATGAAGGTGAATAAAAAGATCGCAACATTTGTAGCATTTGCATTGTCGCTTTTGCTATTTCCACTTAGCAGCCTGATTAAGCCGGTCAACAATGATCAGGTTGTACTTACCAAAGACAATCTCGTTGTACTTTCTGGAGAAATTAATGGCGATATTTCTGGAGAAATAATCTCCAAAGCTAAGGATTTGGGGAACAGACGATTATCGGCCGGGAAGCCAGTTTACCTATTTCTCAACACTCCTGGCGGTAGCATTCAGACTGGTCTAGAAATGATTGAGGCCTTAAAGGGCCTAGATCGACCGGTTAGCACTGTATCTCTATTCGCCGCAAGTATGGGTTTCCAGGTGGTTCAGGCTCTGGGAGAACGTTTAGTACTTAAAAACGGTGTACTTATGAGCCACAGGGCCGCTGGGCAATTCGAAGGATATTTTGGTGGTCAACGCCCAAGTCAGCTAGACAATCGATATAATCTATGGCTTTCACGATTAACGGAATTGGATGAGCAAACTGTTAATCGTTCAAATGGAAAGCAGACGCTTCAGAGCTATCAAAAGGCCTATGCCGATGAATTGTGGCTCACTGGAGCACAGGCTGTCGAAAACGGATATGCCGATCGTGTAGTTACTGTTAAGTGTGATTCATCTTTAGACGGAGTTACTTCTCATAGCACAGATTTCTTGGGATTAAAAATCGTATATGATTTAGATAATTGCCCAATTAATACTAGCCCAATGAATGTGAGGATTTCCTCGCCTACCGAAAAAGAACTTTCTCGTGAAAGCATTGTTGAGACGCGAATTCGCTTCATGGAACAGTATGTGAACAAGCATCGTTCTGTGGTCCCAATGTATTGGTAAATATGCCTCTGATTAGCTACATTTGCGAAGATCAACATTCTTCTGGCTCGTTTTTTAGGCATCGTAAAGACATAACTCCCGAGACGACGTGCAAGAAATGTGGTAAAATTGCAAAAAGGCAACTAAAGGGACCCGCTAGCAGATCCATATTGGTAGTGGATAATGGAATCCAGGGAAGAGCAACAGAAGTAGATATGGAAATGGTAGAAGACATAGAAACTCGTTCTATTAAAGATTTTAAGGAGAAATAAATGTATCAGTGCACCGCATCTGGTTGTAAAAATGTAGCTATTTTTGATATGAATATTTGTGAAGATTGTTTTGTCAGCGCTTCACAGAAAAGTCTAGATAATATGGGCACTCCAGAATATTTTATATGTGGCCATTGTGGAGAAAGGGTAAATAATGACAATGACGGCGCATATATGAAGCACGTAAGTGAGTCATGCTTACCCTCAAAGAGTTAAAATTCCGTGCCATAGGTCGCTTTGTTGAAGAGCAACATATTATTCTTGACAATCTCGGCAGTCTCATCCAAGTAGATGCTATAAATCAAAACACGGGTGGTTCAAGCGGTGCGGGCAAATCTACTATTTTTAATGCTCTAGATTTTCTTTTCGGTCTCAATTCTATACCCAATTCTGTCTTACAGTCACGCCTTACCGAAGATCCTATATGGGTAGAAGGCATTTTTGATTACGACGGCCTTCCTCTCACGATTACTCGTTCTAAAAAGCTCAAGATAGAACTGAATGGCGACGTTACCACTGGAAGTGCAAAAATTTCAGAAGAGAAACTTGATCAGATTCTCTCTATCCCTAGGCCTTTATTTAAATCGCTTCTTCATAAAGAACAAGGTGAACGTGGGTTTTTTCTAAACTTTACTCCCAAAGAGACTAATGATTTTCTAATCGATTGCCTTGGTCTTGGAAATTTCAAAAAACCACTGCTTGAGATTGATACCAAGATAAGGGAGCTTACCGAGCTTAAGACTCAGTGGGTTCACAATAAAGAAGTTAGCCAAACAGGATTGGAAGCCTCCAAAAATGCTATAGTCTCTCTTGGTGTTGTACCGGTACCTGAAGTGGACCGTGACACAATACTAGCATTAAAAAATAAAGCAGACACATCGAATGAACTTTACAAAAAATTAGTAGAGGCTCAGAAACTAGAGCTTTTGGCTTTAGAAACACAGAGGCCAGTTTCTATTGTAAATGCGTTCGATACTTCTAAAAAAATAGAATATGAACAAAAACTTGGTGATATTAAGACTCAAGCGAATCAACTACTTATAGCTAACAAAGATAAAGAAAGTAAGATACAAGCTCAGATTTATGAGTGGCAACGTAAACAGTCAGAATTAATGGATAATATAGAACGAGGTAAAGTGGCTAAGGAACAGGCTACCTTACATGCCGCTAAAATTCTCAAAATTAGAAGCAGCATGTGCCCAACCTGCGAGCAGAACTGGGCCAACGATGCTTCCAAAAAGGAAGAGACACAACTATTAGAAACTATTACTAAATTGGGTAAAGTTGTTTCAGAAGGTGTTAATTCGGAAATAGAATTAGAAAATGTAGTGAAATTACAGATTCAAAACCTACGAAACTCCATACCCTCGGCAACCCCAGAAGGCTATTCAGAATTATTAGATCGGGAACATTCTATCAAAGCTGCTATAAATGAACAAAACGGTCTAGAAAGTGCGCACAATTCGGCCCAGAATGCGCAGAATAAGGCTATACAGGATAACTTCGCCCTTAGCCATAGGATGATGAGGGATAGACACCTAGCGGACGCCGAACAGCTTCGTGGACAGGCTAGCTTAGACCAAAAGGTTCTTGAGGGAGCTGTGTCTAAGCTAAAATCTTTTGATGAAGCCAGAAAGCGATACGATCAATCTTTTAGTTCTCTCGTAGATCAAGAACGACAATACCAAATACAAATTGACGCCCTTTCTCAAGAAATTGAGAAGCTTAGTCATGATATAGAATCTTATGAGGAACTCAAAAGGGCTGTAAAAAGTTATCTTTCCTGTTCTTTTGACGAAGCATTGGATACCATTAGTGAAAATGCAACTAGGTTAATCGGACACATTCCAAATATGGCCAATGCGGTAATTCGTCTTATTGGAATTAGAGAAACCAAAGAAGGCAAGGTGAAAGAGGAAGTGACGGCTACTATTGGTGTAGATGGAGAAGAAAATGTTGACATTAGAAGTCTTTCTGGTGGCGAACGTGCTGCCGCCGATTTAGCCATTGATTTGAGTGTATTAGATTTAATAGAAAGCAAAACAAATACCGGCATTAATGTTTTTATTCTGGACGAACCATTTGTTTCGATGGATTCTGTGAATTCAGAGCAAGTTCTAGAAATGCTAAAAAATGCACAAATTGGTAAAAAAGTGGTTATAGTCGATCACAATCCTATTGTAAAAGAATTTGTAAGTGATAGAATTATTGTAGATAGAACTGGTCAAACCAGCAAAGTAACTCAGAATTAGGAGATTAGATGTCAGATCCACAACAAATTGAGAAAGACATTAGGGAATATCTGGAAAAAGAGCCCAATCTGAGCCGAGCGGATCGTTTTTCTTATCTCCAAACTATTTTTCACAAGCACTTAGAAATAAATAAATTAGATCATGTAATTACTCAGGGAGACGTATTCTTGATTTTAGCTGACGCCAGGCAACAATATATTAAGCTCAAAACTCCTGTTAAAATCGGTAGAAAAGTTTTAGATTCCGATCAGGCTATTCACATAGCGGTGATCGAAGCGTTTCTCTTGTATCTTGGTCGTACAAAATTGCTAAGAAAGCTTGTTAAATTCGATTATAGGGACTAAAATGAGATTCATCACCAAGAAAGAATTTGAACAAGCCATTGAGGTTTTGGAATTGAGCATCAAGAATAAGCAAATTCATTATGGCCATCACGATAGTAGTGTGGCGATCGATGAGATCGCATTCATAGTTAATGGTGGCGAAAGCGTAGAATCAAATAGATTAAGTTTTATTAGCCCCTTCGTATCGGCCCAACAACAATTGATTGGTATAAGAAATATGCTTAAAAATGCCAAAACACAATCAGAGTTGACTCAAAAAGCGGTACAGGAGTTAGAAAAATTAGAAAAGCAATTGGTGCAGTTAGTACCAACTTTAAAGGAGTAATTATGCACGATAATTTTGACGAAGAACTTACAAAAAATCGTATTTTGTCTGAGAATAAAACTTTCAAGGCTGCATTCACCGCTACCCTCGGTTATTATGCGGCCCGAATGTTAGTAACTTTTTTAGGTATCACCTTGTTCTGTGGTACTATCTTTCTGATCTATAAACTTTTAAAATAGGAGAATAAAATGGCACGATCTAAGAAAACTATCACAACGCAGGTTCAAGAGAACTATCCCGAGTTTGAGACTGAAGTCTCTGGGCTAACTATCGATCAACTTAACAACAAGTTAGCTTCTTTAGCCAAAGGACTGGAAGAGTCTGAGGCAGCTAAGGAAGACGATGAAGATCTGAACAAGGCACATGCTTTGGCCTCCGAACTTGGTGCTCCATATAAAGATGTCAAGAAGGCCGTTCGATTGAAGACCAAATATGTTATTAGTCTTTTACGAGATAAGGGCGCTGCGTAATGTATTGTTCTAATTGTGGATGTTCATCTGCTAAGGAAGTGGTTCTCTTTTCCTCTGTGGCAATAGATTGTTGGGCGTGTAATCTAAATGACGAAATTAGAAAGCGTCTCCTGGACGCGTCTGAAAGTTTTACAATTACATTGCCAACTGCTATTCATTCGGTTCCCGTTATAATCAAAGTCCCTGACCATTCAGGAGATATTAGATTCACAGTTTACGGACATAATGATTAATGAAAGAGTTCTCAGTCTTGATATTTCGACCAAAACAGGTTGGTCATTGTTGATTAGTGGAGATAGGCTTGTCCTAGAGTCTTATGGGCAAATCCCTGCCATTATTGAGCCGGAGGGAATGTATCCGGGTAATTATGTGGATTGGGCCTATCTTTGTTACGGTAAGATAGTGGAATTAATAGATAGTTTAACTCCCGATGTTCTCGTGATAGAAGAGACATGTGCAGGCAGTAAAAATGTCTATTCTCAGAAAATTTTGGAATTCATTCATTTTCTTGTTGCTAAATTAATAAAAGAGACTAAAATAAAAGTTGTATACCTATTAACTGGCGCTTGGCGTTCTGAAGTGGGTGCCAAAATGACTAAAGAAGAGTCTAAGCACAACAAGTACGTTAGAGAATATAAAAAACTACACGACACCACGGTTGCCAAGGGGCCAGACGGTAAAAGAATCGGCATTAAGACAAAGAAGCACGTTAATATTCGCAGGGCCAATGAAGTTTTCGGTAAGTTTTTTAAAGAGCCGCTTAGAAAGAAAGACGAGGATTTGTGCGACGCCCTTCTTTTGGGGCTCACTTACCATTTAAGGAGATTGAAAAATGAGCAATGATAATCAATGGGAAGATGACGAAGTATTTGACGATAAGCCAGAGGCAGCTCAAACCAGCAAGAATGGCCTACCCGTATCGCCATCTGTTTCACACGAGTATGCTCCCCCCGCACAGTTTGCTAAGCCAGACCCACGCCAGCCTCACATGATTGCCCAGGAAGATACGTACGACATGACAGATGGACCACAGGAAGAGTTTGAAGAGGAAGATGATTCTGAAGATTACGCCAACACATTGTCTGATGCAAACTTACGTCTTGAACAAGGCAGCCTTTATAAGATGATTTTAAAGCACAATCTTTTTGAAGGCATTGAGGCAGATCCGAAGGCTATTCAAAATGTTCAAAAATCTATTCGTAAGTTCGCTAAAGAACAAATGGAGATTATGCTTGGTATGCGTCAAGATCCTCAGACTGTTACCGTAGAGAACTTTGAAATTGATTTTCCGTTTAATTATAAAGAAGTTGAAGTCCTTAAAATGTTGGCGCGCACCGCTTCTAAAGGAGCCACCGAAGAATCTGACAAATATGTACCGAATGTAATTCGCACTACGGAAGAAGTCCCTACGGTAGGATATAGTAAACGCACAACTTTAAATCCTATTGGTAAAACGTCGCATAAAACAACGCCGGTATCCAAAAAGAAATTGCCAAGTAGACCTGCGGAACCCCTTAAGCGCTCTAAAATGGAAAGTACCATTGACGAAATCGCTGAACGTTTAGCGGATCAAACGGTTTCCAAAGAAAC